AATACAATAGATGAGATGTCCAAAGAGAACGAAGTTCTCAAGGAGAAGATTGCCATCGGTCAGTGGGATGCCAGCGAGATTGAGAAAATAGATGTTCAGGACATCTTGGTAGAACTCAGAGAGAAAAATAGGTTGTTAGAATTAGAAAACAAAACGCTTAGAGAAAGCCGGGATTCGTATCAGTATCAAAATGCTGAACTGATCAAGACAGTAAAATCCCTTAAGGCTAAACTGAAGAAAGCAGGTTTAGAATGAGGATTGAAACAGAGGATTCTGATTACGCAATTCAGTTGATCAAAGCTGACAAAACTGTTAGAAAAATAAATGATGCAATCAATGACGGGGACTTTGAGTTGGCTAAGGCTTTAGTCAAGCACCTGCAAATAGCAGCACAGTTGTTAGATCAGTCACTAAATAAAACAAAGTAGCCTTCGGGCAAGCCCAAGTCGTCTGGGAGTGACGGCAGTTCAAGGAGATGTGGTATGGATTTACAACTCTGGGATCACCAGATGGAAGTGATTCCAAAATTGAGAGATGGTTTCGCTTCAGGACATCGAGTGCAACTTCTCTACGCCCCAACAGGGTTTGGCAAGACTGAGGTGGCGATGTATCTAATGAAGGCCACCGCAGAAAAATACAACAAAGCCGCAATAGTTCTCGACCGAATCGTCCTAGTTGATCAGACGAGCCAAAGATTAGATAAGTATGGCCTAGACCACGGAGTTCTACAGGCAGGCCATTGGCGGTTTGATTCAAGCAAAAGGTTACAGGTCTGTTCCGCGCAGACTCTTGAGCGCAGGGATGACTTTCCCGAGGTGGATCTACTGATAGTTGATGAATGTCATATCGCCCGTAAGCAGACGATTGAGTTTATCAAGAACAACACAAAGGTTAAAGTCATTGGGCTAACGGCCACCCCGTTTACCAAGGGACTAGGGGATATCTATACCAACATTGTCAACGGAGCCACGACCGGATGGTTAGTCGATAAGAAATGGCTAACCCCGATAAAGGTCTATATTGCCAAAGAGATCGACATGACGGGAGCCAAGAAGGTTGCCGGAGAATGGTCGGCTGATGCGGTAACCGAGCGTGGACTGAAGCTCACGGGCGATATCGTGGATGAGTGGATTATGAAGACCAATCAAATCTTCGGTAAACCTGAGAAGACGATTGTGTTCTGTGCTGGCGTAGCCCACGGCGCATCCTTGGTGAAGCGGTTCGCAGAGAAGGGATACAACTTTGTCTCCATATCTTACAAGGATAACGATAATTTCAAACGGGCAGCGATTGAAGATTTCTCTAAGCCCGACACGGATATACACGGGCTGATTGCCACGGACATTCTGACACGGGGGTTTGATGTCCCCGATGTAAAGATAGGAGTCTCTGCCCGTCCTTTCTCTAAGTCTTTATCTTCACACATCCAGCAGATGGGCCGAGTAATTAGGCCATACCCGACCAAGGAGTTCGCCTTATGGCTTGATCACTCTGGCAACTACCTCCGGTTCCGTCAGGATTGGGATGGAATCTACCACGATGGGATCAAACGGCTTGATGAAACTGTGGATAAGGCACACAGGGAGCCAACCGAGAGGGAGAAGAAAGAGTCCAAGTGTCCGTCCTGCGGGTATCTATGGCCTAAGAATGCGGATACTTGCCCCGCCTGCGGCCATGTTCGGGAGAGAAAGAACCTCGTTCATGTCCTGCCGGGGCAGTTAGAGGAATTAGTAAGCACCTCTTGGACTGAATACGAAGACAAGCAAGTCTTCTACTCAGAGCTTAAATGGATTGCGCGGGATAAGAACTATAGCCCAGGCTGGGTAGCGCACAAGTATCGAGAGAAGTTTGGGGCGTGGCCGAGAAACATGGTTGAAATGAGCACGGCTCCGAGTCTGAAGACTATGAATTGGCTCAAGTCTAGGGCGATAGCGTGGGCCAAGAGGAGGGTCAGCATATGAGTATGTGGTGGGAGATCGAGCAACATCGGCAGCTCAGGGGGGCTTGCAGTTGTGGGGACTCCACAATCCTCGGGGTTATCCATACCGACAGCCGTCCATGTTATCTGCCTGTCGTGTATCACCCATTAACGGATGACCAGATTTGGGACATATGGAAATCAACCACGGGTAACCAGCTTGACTTTGCAAGAGCAATTGAGAAAGCACACAAAATCGGAGGAATCAATGAGGTTTGAAGATTTCGCAAGAAGCCACGGTCTAATCATCAATGAGGTCATCTCCGACAGGTGGATCTCCACCCCGACCGAGGATCACCCCAAGAAAAAAAACGGAAGATATAAACACATGGGGGATTACGCCTTCGTCCAGAATTGGGCAACCATGGAGCGGCCCATGATGTGGAAGTCGGACTCACCTTCAAACGCTAGAACCATAAATCAGAATAGGCGAGAGGATGCGGCTAAGCGGGAGGAGGAGGCTAAGAGGGCGGCTTCAAAAGCGGCCTGGATCCTGAATAATTGCGAGCGGTTACACCACCCGTATCTAGTGTCCAAAGGGTTCGAAGACATGGTTGGGAATGTCTGGCTGAAGCAGGACAGACTTCTAGTTGTCCCGATGCGGGTTGATGGATCGCTTGTGGGGGTGCAGCTCATCAATGACCAAGGGGAAAAAAAGTTCCTGCGGGGTCAGAGAACCAAGGGAGCGACATTTGTTATCGGATCGGATGGCGTCCCACTCCTCTGCGAGGGGTATGCCACCGCCCTTTCTGTCCGAGCCGTTATGCACTTGATAAAAATTCGCTATCGAATCCACATCTGTTTCTCGGCGGGAAACATGGAGTATGTAGCGAGGAAAATCCCCAACTGCCTCATCATCGCCGATAACGACACAAGCGGAACCGGACAGAAAATAGCGGTTAAAACAGGCAAACCGTATTGGTTGTCGGATACCATCGGTGAAGACTTCAACGATTATCATAGGCGGGTCGGGGATTTCATGGCTAGCCAATCATTAAAGAAGATCCTTATGTGCAATGCGCCACCTATCTGAGCGTAACCTGAAACAATGCTCTCTGAAAAGCCGTAAAAACTTGGCCTCGATCTGGCGAACTCTTTCCTTGGTTAGACCAAAGGGCTCCGCCGCCTCGGACAGAGTAGCTCCCCGCCGCCGGGCGGAGAGGACACCCCAATACTTGTAAATATGTTCCTTGGAGATGCGCTTTGAGTAGAGACCCACAAAGATAGTCTTACTTGGAAAGTCGATGAGTTGATATGGGGATTCTCCCCCGACATAGACCGGAACTTTCCCGCCAGCTTCACGCAGATTCACGCTCAACCTCCCTTTCGATAACTGATGCCCAGCCGTCCAAAGTCTTCTTCCCCATAAAGTCGAGAAGATCTTGGATGAGCCGCTGCTTGGACTCCAAAGTCATAATGGCAAACATTCGGGATGCAGTTTGATCCCCGTAGAGCTGAGACAGTTCTTTATAAGTCATGCCGCCTCCCACTCAGCCATGTTCTCTGAGATATTGAACGCATCATCAATATCTCTAGGGATGTTCTTTCGAGCCCATTTGGAGTTGCCCTTAATTTGCAGGGTTAAGCCCCCAGCCTCGTCATAGCGTCCGCAGAACGCCATCCCAGGTTCAAAGTAGTAGGCCTCGATGCCATAGCCCATGTCCACCAGCTTGTCATACGCATCAATCGGGGGAGACCACGCCGAGTCAAAAGTGACCTCAATACTTTCGTTATCAACGGTGGCTAGGTTGTCTTGATCGTCCCGATACCCAATATCCCACTTCGTCCCCCATGCAGAGGTGTTGTAGTCATACCAATCCTTATAACCAAAGAATTCGATATTCAGTTGCTCCCGAAACTCTTGGAGTCTCTGCTCGTAACTCTTCTTCTCGGATTTGGGGTAACCTACCGACCTAGTTTCAAGCAGTTCTTTTGGACAGGGAATCAGGGTTTGAAGTAGGCATCCAGCGTTCCATGCGTCTTTGAATTTCTCTAGAGCTGCAGGGTCGGAATGGGTAACTTTTAGTTTGTTGTTGCACCAATTAGGCATTTTCTTTCTCCTTGGTTGTGATGCCTTCTTTGAACATATTCCAAGTTCTCTCGTCCACCGATAGATAGATCTGAGACCCAACACGCTCGCCTTCTTTAGCGTTCTCTAAAAGATCAAACGCCAATTCCAATAGTTTCCAATCGTCCATCATTCCTCCTCTTCTTTAAGTTCTTCTCTGCAGTAGTCAGCAACCCCTGCGTCATAACCTCTGCGGTAAAGACTTCTAAGAATGTCGGCTTCATCCGCAAAGCAATCTAAACATTCACCCTTAAGTCTGCCGTGGTAGTAACCCAAGGCATACGCATAAAGTTCTTGCTCACTCATCTCACTTCCTCCTCTTTAATAAACAGGTCATACTTCTCCTGCAAGGCTTCATCAGTCCAAGAAATAAACCCACCATCTCTAAAGAACTCAGTAACTTGAAGCAAACTGTGCTTGTCAAAATTTGAGTGCAACCATTCCAACTCAAACATAATCAATGCCTCTATAATTTCTTTCCTACTCATCGCACTAACCCTCCTTTGTCTCAAAATCTAGTGAAAAAACAACCACCTTCTTCATTTTCTTTTCCATGTTTTCTCCTATAAAAACGACATTACAACTGCCAAAAACGCCCACAAAACGCCCGCCAGGACGATTGCCCAAGGCGGATCCCTCTCCTCGTCTTTCCATTCATACATATGCTTAGGTTTCATCCTTCGTCCTTTTCTAGTCCTAGGGCCTCGTATGCCTCATCCACAGAAATACCAAGTTCATCGGCCAACTCCTCGACCGTGTAGTTATGACTGCAACAGATCCATTTATCCCCAATAACCTCGGTCGGGGATGAATGCGGATCGAACCTGCTGCCGCATAGGTCACACTTGATTTTCATGGGCCCTCCGCAGGGGTTCGTGATCTCGGAACGAATACCCAGACTCCACCCTGTAGGCAAAAATATCCTCGGGCTCCCACCAATCCGGATCACAGCCGTATTGCTCGGTGTGAATCTTCAAGCCCTCTAAGAGGGCCTCCCGTGCCGTGGCCTCGTCAGTCCCATAGGCCTCAAAGCTAAAGTTCCTAGACTGAAAAACTGCTCTCCACATGATCATTCCCTCGTATCAATGTTTATATGCCCAAAATTCATGTTCCCTCGCTTAGAGGAGACTTCGAAGTCTTGGGGGAAGTTGTGAATCGTCCCCCCACTTTCAAATCTTGCAGTTGGAAGAACACCGACCGGAAACAGGCCCAGCGTCCCCGAATCAACCCCGTATTCGTTCCCGAAGTTGTCCGAGTAGCAACCATCCCCGTAGGCAGTCCCGAAGATTGCCCCTTTGGCCCCCTTCAGCGTAAAAACCCCGTATTTGGGCTTATCGTTTTCGAACATGAACTTCACCACTTGATCCCAATCTTCCCTGTCCTCGATTAAGTAGCAGAGATCCCCCACCCAATAAGTTCCGGCTTTCAGTTTCATAATTAAGCTCCCACGGCATAGTAGTAACCAACGGCATTTACTTTCACTCTTTTCTTTCCGCTCTTTAGTTGGTAAATGTCAATATGCGGAACCGACCCCGTGAAGTGAATGACTGACTCCGTAATCAAACGAATGTCATCCTCATCCTTGTAATCAATCGTGCAACGAATCGGTAATTTCCAATGCTCTTTATTCTTTACACGATCGAATGCTGAATGCAATTCCTCGTCAGAATACTCACGGTAATTAGTTGGTGCAATTTCTTTAACGCTAACGAATGTAAGTGTCATAGCTTTTCTCCTAGTCAAATAAAGTATGTTCAGAAATGTGCCAATTAAACAAATCAAGTTCCTTGGCACACTTCAAAGCGGATTCCTCGGAGCAAAAAACCCCCACGATATCCACCTCCTCTTTCAAAACAAAAACTACTTTTTTCTCCTTTTGTTCCGTATATTTCACGATTGCTCCTCGTATTCCTGATTTTCGTTAGTCCAAACCCGCCCGTTATAGGACATGAACCCAACCACCTCGCCATCTTTTAGGACGGCAGGACGGCCCCAATTTCCGGCCCCAATGTTGTTTTCCACCTGCCAATTCCCGACCCAAGTCTGTAAGCCGGAGAGCGTTTGAGCGGTGAGGGTTACAACCTCCACCCCGAATGGCGGCCGAGCGGGATCCTGCCCTCTGTCAGGGTTCCCGAATACCTCGGTTCGCACCGAGTAGGTCATCCGATTTGTTGCTGGTTGCATAAGGCCTCCACAAAGTTAGAAAAAACGGACGGGCAAGAGGTGATCTCAATTTCCACCCCAAGCTTTTGAATTGATTTGATGGTTTCAAAGCCGAGGGTTTTAGTCCTAGCGATTTCGGCGAATGTCCTCGCCCTCTCGCATATGGGGTAAACCTTCGGGCAACCGTAAACCTCTCTAATTTCGATTTGAATCTGCATCTTTTGGGCCCCTAGCAGTAGGCGTAGTGATCGCCCGAGACAACCGCACGGGAATTGTCCTCGGAGAGGTTCAAAGCCGAAGCGAACTTTTCAAAGTCCTCCTCGGTAACGGATCCCCCCTCCTCGTTAATCCACTCGGAACACCAAGTCAGGGAAACATCCCCCGCCGAAAAAGAGCAATCCTCGGAAAAAAGCGAATAGTTTTCGCCGGATTTGATTTTGAAAAGTCGGGCATCGGTGTATCCACCTCGGACATCGCATCCCCCGTGAATTTGGAGGAGGGCATACTTTTCCCCGTCCAAGTCTAGAAAGTGGCCTTGTATAGTCTGGCTGAAATTTGCGCCCCAATTGTAGGAGTTAAAAGAATTCCCCTCCTCCTCGAATCCCGAGGCCTTGAGCCACTCTTCGCCGTCCGCACTCACACCATAAAAATCGCCCGAATCCCAATCCGCAACGGGCAGGGAGTTGAATTCCTCGCAGATGGAGTCGAGTTCGAGACAGTCCGAGAGATGGTGAAAAAGCGATACGGTCGGGGAGAAGTCAAAGGATACTTTCCCGTCCCGCTCCCACCGATATACCTCAAGGGTTGCGGATGGTTCAGCTTTGAAGTCGTCAAAGCTTTTCCCTTGATTGCGCTCCCAATGCCGCCCGTATGCACCGCCCGAGTCTAGAAAGTGGCGGCCCGTGTTCTGAGTCAGTAGTTCGAAGACCAATTTGTTAGCTTTCATTTGTCTAATCTCCTATTTGCAAAGGATCAGGGATGCAAACGCATTGCGCGCAAGTTTTGCGTTTGAATAGTTGAATCGGTTGTTTTTAGAAGTTTCTAGCAATGCTCTAATTTCCGCCCGAGCGTTATCGGTGAGAATTTCCATTTGGATATGGAACTGATAGAAGGCCCTTGAACCCCTTCCGCACTTTTTGATTTTTACCAATTGCCGAGCGTGTTCTATCGACATAATTTGCTTTTGCATCTTATTCTCCAAGTAGATGAATTAAAAGAAATACAACTATTGCAAGAACGATTCTCAGGGTTTTTTAGTTGACTGTCAACAAGTAGATTTTTGGGGGGGCTTCTACCTGGACGGCTGGAGTCCTGGCGGGTGGCGGCTCAAGGGGGTTTCCCCCCTTGGCTACCCTTTGTAAATTTTTAGGAGCCTTTCGGCCAAGTCGAGGCATTCGGCCTCGGAAAGGTTGGGGAACTCTTCTCGAAAGAAGAGGCAGAGTCGGACTAAGGTTTCGTTGATGGTTTCTATGATTTCCTCCAAGTCGGGCGGGATTGCCCTAAATCTAAGATGCAAGAAAGCCGGAAATGTCAGGCCTTCTCATAGTAGGACAGATGGCGGTCGGATTTGTGAGGGAGGATCCAGCACTTTTTTATCCGGCGGGATTAAAATCACGGCACATTCAGAACTCCGGAAATATTCCCATGAAAAAGCTTACAAGAGCACAAATCAGAGAAGGACTAAAAGCCGTCCCCATAGAGACGATTCTGTTGGGGGCAGTAGGTGCGAAGGAAAAGACACTAACCCCGAAGCAGAGGGAATTTGCCCGTCAAATTGCCCTAGGGGAAACGAAGGCGGGAGCGTATCGCAAGAGCAGGGAAACGAAGGCCAAACCAGCGTCAGCGAGTAGGCAGGGGCAGGAACTAATGAAAAATCCCGCCATAGCCTCGCAGGTGGAGGCCTATAAGGTGGCCTTGGAGGCGCAGAGATTCGCAACTCCTGCCCACTTGAGGGCTTTGACTATCCACAAGCTGACCGAAGGGGCCCTTGATCCGGAGATGCCTCCGGCCCAACGGGTTAAGTGTCTGGAACTTTTGGGAAAAATTACAGAGGTGGCCTTGTTCACCGAGCGCAGGGAAGTCGTCAAGGTTACAAACCCCGAACAGATACGAGAGAAGCTTTTGCAGTCCATAAGATTGGCTATCAAATCAAACGCCGTGGATGTTGATCCGGTTGGAGATGAGCTACTCGCCGAGCTTAAGAGGGGGCAGGACATCGAGCAGGCCATTAGCGGAACCCCACCCCTGGGCAACCCCCAAAATTTTGTTGCCGCACCGGCTGACTATAGTCATAGTAATCCACACACTGAATCCCCTTTAGAATCGGCTCACCAACTCAGTGTTTTAGATTCTTCTCCACAAGAGAATTTAGATAAAAGCAGCGAGAAAATAGAATATAAAAAGCTATCATGCTAACATTAGCATGATAGGAAACCCTTATAAATCAATGACTTATGTACTTAGTGTTCACTAACATAGGGGGGAGGGGTATGTTTTTTCCTACCTATTTGGGGATTTCTGGTTATAGAAACACCCCCCCTTACCTTTTTGGGTCCCTCCTAATTGGGGAGGGGGGTATATGACTCCTGCTCAGAAAGAGATCTTCTTAATCATTGATGAGTGGTGGAGGAAATTTGGCTACGGCCCGACCGTTAAGGAGGTAATGATGATGACGGGCGAAAAGGGTGAAGGGAATGTTCATAGGAAGATGAGGGCTCTTGTTGAATTGGGGATTTGTAAAGGCCTCCCTCGAAGAGCGAGATCTATCCGGCCCGCTGGGTTAAAGGTTCGGTCCATTGAGTAAACTCGTTGAACTTATAAATCAACTCCCCGAGGGTGAAAGGGAGGGGATTATTGCTATGGCTATGGAGTATCAGGACGCCATAATCAGGGAGAAGGGGCAAAATAACTTCCTAGCCTTTGTGAAGTCCATGTGGCCCGGGTTTATCTCCGGAAGACACCACGCGGTTATGGCTAAGAAGTTCGAGGAGATCGCCGAAGGGAAGGTCAAAAGGCTAATTATCAATATGCCTCCCCGGCACACAAAAAGTGAGTTTGCCTCCTACTTATTACCGGCCTGGTTCCTAGGAAGATACCCAGACAAAAAGATTATCCAGTGTTCTAACACGGCTGAACTAGCGGTAGGATTTGGACGTAAGGTTAGAAACTTAGTTGGCGGAGATACTTATGCCAAGATTTTCCCGAATGTGGCTCTTCGGCAAGACTCTAAAGCCGCTGGCCGTTGGTCTACTAATGCTAACGGGGAGTATTTTGCTATCGGGGTTGGAGGTACTGTCACCGGTAAAGGTGCTGACCTACTAATAATTGACGATCCTCACAGCGAACAAGAGGCAGCTTTAGCGGCAAACGACCCCTCAATCTACGATAAGGTCTACGAGTGGTACACATCCGGCCCTAGACAGCGTTTACAGCCGGGGGGATCCATCGTAGTCGTGATGACCCGCTGGGGAAAACGCGATTTAACGGGTCAGGTCTTAAAAGCCGAGGGTCAAAGAGGGGGTGAAGAGTGGGAAGTCATTGAATTTCCCGCAATATTGCCCTCCGGAAACTCCCTATGGCCTGAGTTTTGGTCCTTAAAAGAGCTAAAAGCTCTCCAAACCGAGCTTCCAAACTCAAAATGGCAATCCCAATACCAACAAAACCCAACTTCAGAGGAATCCGCCATCGTAAAGCGGGAATGGTGGAAGACCTGGGAGGACGAAGACCCACCTCGCTGTGACTTTACCCTCATGGCCTGGGATACAGCCTTTGAAAAGAACAACCGCGCTGATTACTCGGCCTGTACTTTATGGGGTGTCTTTGAAAAAGAGGACGAAAACGGGATTTTCCAGACTAACCTGATTTTATTGAACGCCTTCAGAGACCGCCTTGAGTTCCCCTCCCTTAAAAAGCGGGTAATTGAGGAGTGGAGGGAGTGGGAGCCAGACTCGATGATCATTGAAAAGAAGGCTTCTGGGGCTCCTTTAATTTATGAACTCAGGGCCATGGGGATTCCGGTCCAAGAATTCACTCCGGTTAAGGGTAACGACAAGATCACCCGACTAAACGCCGTCTCAGATCTATTTGCTTCAGGTACCCGTCAGAGGAAACGACAAGATTACCCGGCTAAATGCTGTTTCAGATCTATTTGCTTCAGGTAGAGTCTGGTCACCTAACACTCACTGGGCCGAAGAGGTGGTTGACGAGGTTGCATCTTTCCCCTCTGGGGAGCATGATGACTATGTAGATACTGTGTCCCTTGCGTTGATGAGATTCCGCAAGGGCGGCTTTGTGCGAACTCTTTTAGATGAAGAAGATGAGAAGCCCTACTTCAGAGGTCGGGTTCAAGGATATTACTAAGGACACATTATGGCTATTGACAAGGCACTTAACCAAGCTCCGATGGGTCTTCAAGACGAAGACCTAATGATGGCCGAGCCTGCTTTGGAAATTGAGATTGAGGATCCAGAGTCAGTAAGTATTAAGGCTGATGGTTTGGAGATTAAGTTAGAGCCGGGAAAAGAGTATTCAGATGAATTTAACGACAACCTTGCCGAAGAGATGGATGAGGGTGAGTTAACCGAGTTGGCCGGAGATCTAATTGGAGAGTACCAAGAAGACATATCCTCAAGGAAAGACTGGATCCAGACTTATGTTGATGGCCTAGAACTTCTAGGCATGAAGGTCGAGGACAGAACTGAACCCTGGCCGGGGGCTTGTGGGGTGTATCACCCCCTA